TCTCCACGGCAGCGGACTGCCGCAGCTCAGCCAACTCGCGCGGTTATTGGGTTTGTATCCGGGCCAAGGCACATCGTCCGGCTACTCAGCGCCGGTGCAAGCCGGCTACCCAACGTCATCGCAGGGTGGTTATCCAACATCGGCGCCGGGCGGTTATCCAAATTCGCCGCCGAACGGTTATCCGAATACAACGCCGAGCGTGCCGAACTACAACGCGGGCTACAATCCGTCGGGCCAACTCCCGCCGCTTCCGACCATTGCGTCATCGTCCGTCAGTTATGGCGGCCAGCCGCAAATCTTGCCACAACAAGGTGGACCGGCCATTCGCATCGCGTCGTTCAACATTCAAGTGTTCGGCGACTCAAAGGCCTCGAAAACGTATGTGATGCAAACGCTTGCTGCCATCATCCGCAATTTCCAGATTGTGGCAATCCAGGAGATCCGAACAAAGAATGACTATCTACTCGATAATTTCTTGCGGGATTATGTCAACCAAGGTGCAGCCAACCAGAGCAACGCACACATTTACGACTACGTCATCGGCCCGCGTCTGGGCCGCACCAACAGCAAGGAACAATACGCCTTTATTTACGACACCGCGATGGTGGAACTAAATAAGCAAAGCGTCTATACCGTGAATGATCCACAGGATTTGTTTCAGCGCTCGCCGCTCGTGGCCATGTTTCGGGCCCGCGGGCCGGCGCCCAACGAAGCGTTCACGTTTATCCTGGTCGACATTCACACCGAGCCAGACGAAGCGCTCGCCGAATGCAACACGTTGGCCGACGTCTATCATGCTGTGCGACAAGCCTCGGGCGGCGAAGATGATGTAATCATCATGGGCGACCTGAATGCCGACGACCGGCATTTGGGCCGACTAGCGCAAATTCCAGGAATTCATCCGATCGTGTCCGGCGTGTTCAGCAACACGCGGCAAAACGCGCTCTACGACAACTTCATCATTCACCAGCCCTCGACCACCGAGTTCACGGGCCGCTGGGGCGTCTTCGACGTGATGCACCAATTCAATCTCTCGCAGGACCAGGCGCTGCAGGTCTCCGACCACTTCCCGATCTGGGCCGAGTTTTCCGTCTACGAAGGTGCGACACCCGGCCGCGTCGCCGGTTTAGGCGGCGCCCAGACGATGGCCCCCATGCCGGCCACTCGCTGAAAACATCTCGGCGTGGTCTGTTCTACGACGGGCCCGATTTCAAATTCGCCGCATTTCGCGGCATCTGTGCTAATTGACTCTATTTTTCTTAGTGGCCCATTTTCTTGTTGAAATTGGGCCAGCGCTTCTGATAGGCTCACGAACGACTTAACGGTATCCAGCGAAGCCTGAGCAACTAAGCCAAGGTATTCCAAGAGCCCGACGTCGGACTTCGGTCCGGCGCCGGGCTTTTTTCGTTTACCTACCGAACTTCGTAGCCGCACGATTTTTCCATGTCCAACAACCAACCACTGCGTTATATCGGGCTCACTGACGCACGCCCCAGCGTCAGCGACGGCGATCTGCTGTTGTTCCGGCGGCGCGGCCTAATTTCGATTGCCGGGCGCGGCGACCATTCCCACGCCGCCAAGGCCGCCTGGTGGGACGACGACTTGTTTTGCCTGGAAGTCCGGGAATGGCGCGGCGGCCGTGCTGTCACGCTCGAAAGCCAAGTTCGCCGATTTCCGGGTCGAATCGACGTTTTTCAAGTCAATGCGAACGAGCGGTGGCCGGAATACGATCGCACGCGGGCAACCTATTTCATGCGGCGCCTGGCCGGCTGCGACTATGGTTACGCGGCCGTGTTGGCCGCCGCGATGCTTCACTTGCCGGCGATTCGGCTGGCGGTGCGAGCAGAGGTCGATGATTCCGCGATCGATCGCCGGCCACCGTTTTGTAGTCAGGCTTGTGCCATGGCCGACCGGCTTGGCGGCGGGGTTGATCCCGTACCTCATCTGGCCGATCGACTCACCGAGCCGGGCGATTTAGCGCGGAGCCCGTTTTATACGTATCAGTTCACCTTAGTGCCGTGATCCCGTCCCCAAAGAATTCGCGGAGAAATGAAAGCGATGAAACAAAGTTTCGTATTGTTTTGGATTTCGAGCGTCGTTGCCGCGCCCCTGCTCGTAGCGGGATCGAAGTCTGCTCACGGGCAGTACTGTCCAAGTTGCGCGAGCGGGATGTGTGCGCCGAGCGGCGCCAGTTGGCAACCGCCGGCGGCGCCCCGGACTCGAATCGTCACCGATTTGATGCCGACGCAGTCCGCCGCGACAGACTCGCAAACTTCTACGGCCCACGAAGCGCATTGTCGCGTCTTTGTCGGCGACGGCAGCACCGGGAGCGGCACGCTTATCGCGCGCAACGCCGCGACGGGCCTCATTCTCACCTGCTCGCACTTATTCGACGACTCTTCGACCGACATTGTCGCCGCGTTTCCGGATGGGTCGCGTTTTGGTGGACGGCTCGTCGACCGCGATTCGGCGAATGACCTGGCCGCCCTTTTAATCAAGCGGCCGGACTCCGAGCCAATTGGCGTTGATGACTCCGAACCGGCCGGCGCGCTCACTGCATGCGGCTATGGCAGTGATGGCCGCTTTCGACCGGCAACTGGATCTATCGACGGCATGGTCCAAGCCGTGGGTGCGTCGTTTCCCAGCGTGAAGATCACGAGCGCCGTACGACCCGGCGACAGCGGCGGCGGAGTGCTGAATGCCGCGGGGCTGCTCGTAGGTGTTGTGTGGGGTTGTCGCGACGGCGAAACGTACTTCACTTGCGGGAGGCCTTTACATGATCTTCTCGACCGGGTGTGGCCAGGCCGAAGGAGACGAGAATCGAGGGACGAGAGTCAAGAGCCCAAAACTGACACACTATCCGTTGCCAGCGCCCAGTCGCAAACGCCCAGCCCCGATCTGACGGCACGGGTTGATAAAGTCGAGTCCGACGTGGCCGCGTTGCGCGCCGGCAAGCAAGACCGCGGCGAGTATCTGCAAGCAGGCGATCTCAACGGCTACGCAAAGCGGGACGACCTTCCGGCGGTCGACACCAGCAGATTTGCCACGCATGACGACGTCGCCAACGTCGAGGCCGGCGCCAAGAGCCTCGTGGAGTCGCTGCATACGAAGTTACACGCGCAGCTCGACGAACAATTGAGTCAGATCATGCCGGCCGTCGCGCAGCAGATTGGCGCAGCGAATCCGGGACTAGTTGCCGGTCTGTCTTATGGCAAGCTCGTGGCCGGCACGCTTGGCGTGAGCGGGCCGCTGGCGATCGCGGTTGTGATTGCCGGCGGGTTGGTGGGGCAAAAGTTGAGAGGACGGCAAACGGCGACTGCTGCAACCGCACCGGTTTCGAGCCAGCCGTCAACAGGTCAAAGCGCTATCCCGATTGCAATCGATTCTCCGCCGCCTCCGCAGCAGGTGGTTCCTGAAACTCATTATGTGCCCGTGCAGCGCGACGATTTTGCCCGCGCTCATCAGTGGGCCAGTGAGCATGTGGCCCGCAAGTATCCCGGCGCGACCGAAATGCTCAGCACGCTCGATTCGTTGATCAAGCAACAGTTGGCCGCTCAGGATGACACAAAAAAATAGAGACGAGGGGCGAGCGGCGAAGTTCGAAAAAGCAATTCTCGTTCCTCGTTGCTCGCTCATTGCCCAACCTCGAATTTCAATTTCACTGTATAGGAGAAGTCTACAATGCCTCTGACCAACACTGACGCAATCATCTGGTACAACGTGGGCGTCTTCGGCGACGCCGGTTACGCCGTGCCGAATTGGTCCAACGACATCGGCAGCCTCAATCCGCAAATCTTGGATTGGACTGATCTCGTCGGCCGCAATTTGTTCTACATCATGCACCACGAAGATGCCGACCTGCGGATCCCCCCGTCAATCAACACGCTCAAACGAGTCCACAAACTGTACCTGCGGGCGGCGAGTATCTTGGCGGGCCGGGCCGTGCCGCCGGGCGAAAACAATATGGAGGTGCTCCACGCCCGGCCCGCGGGCGAAGTCTTCCGAGTCTACCCGGTACCGTTTTTCAAGGTCCGCAATCCTTTCATGCGCCGCTGGGCCGGACTGATCCTCGTGTCGCTCGCCGAGGCAATGCAGCACACGGAGAATCGCCGTGAGATGGAAATCTCGACGAACTTCGCCGGCCAGGTTGGCCAGTACATCAAGCGAATTTACGTCAACATGGCGATCGAGCTGTTTCAAAAGACGCGGGCCACGGCGCAGGTGGACGGCTTCGCCCTGACCGATGCGGATTTCGCCGCCTACAACCCGGGCAGCTTCTTCACCCAGACGGAAATGGTCGACACGGTGCCGCGGCTGGACCGCGTGTTCACCGAGGATCGCTTGGAGCTACTGGCCGAGGGAATTCCCGTAACGCAGTTGCCAGCCGATTTGGGACCGTGGCCCACGAACCTCACGAACTTCTACGAGGCCACGCGGACGGATGCCACGATCGGCACCGGCGGAGCCGCGAGTTCGACGTCAGGTACAGCGGCACCGACGGTCGCCCCGACGATTCCTGCGCCGGTCGGACCGTAGAAATAGGGTCGAGGATCGAGAAGCGGGGAACGAGGCGAGGCGACAGATGCTCGCTCCTCGTTCCTCGCGGCTCGCTCCTTTCGCGATAGGCAACATGTATTGGAGCTAGACAACATGTTCGACTGGCCGGTAGCGACCGTGCTGTTGGGTACGTTGGCCACTGCTGCCGTCGGGATCCTGAAATGGAAGCCACGGCGGAGCGATGACCTTAACGGTCGGATTTACGCCCGGGCGACCGATCTGGCGGAGATCGGCGCCCGGCTTTCGGCCCTTGAATCGGCTCACCATACGTTGCGGGCTGAGCTGCGATCGGACTTGCAGGAGCTCCGTGAAATCATTCGGCATGGATTCACTGGTCACTGACAACCCACTACGGACGACTGACAGCTTCAATCATGCAAATACGAGATCGAATCAAAGAATTGCGTCGCGTCCGGGCAGCGGAGCTAAGGCCAAATCCGCGCAATTGGCGAAAACACCCGGCTGTTCAACAGGATGCCCTACGCGGCTTGTTGGCCGAGGTGGGCTATGCCGGCGCGCTTTTGGCCCGCGAATTACCAGATGGCTCGTTGATGCTGATCGACGGCCATCTGCGAGCCGAGACGACGCCCGATGCCGTGGTCCCCGTGCTCGTGCTCGATGTCGATGAGCGGGAGGCCGACAAGATCTTGTTAACCCACGATCCACTGGCTGGGATGGCCGAGGCATCGGAAGAACGCCTACACGCATTATTGGCCAACGTGCAAACGGAAAGCGACGCAGTTCGTTCGCTCTTGGACTCCTTGTCGCAGGCCGACGCGTCGGCTGACGACCTGCTTGCACGGTCGCAAGATCGTCCCGAGATCGATGTGCCCGAGAGCTATCAAGTCGTGGTGGAATGCAAGGATGAAGATGACCAGCAGACGGTTTATGCGCGGATGCGCGCCGAGGGATATCGATGCCGAGTTTTAACGCTCTAAGCCGGGTGCAAGGAGCGTGGAGTCTGACTCCACGCTTCATGCCCCCTGCTCCGCGCTAACTCAGTGAGAGTATTTCATGCCAAGTATTGATGTTACAGTTTCCTGCCCGGTCCACGATTCATTTCGTGTCGAACAAGTGGCCGGAATGTTTGATGTGCCGCTGGCGGAAAAAGCGACCGAGCGGTTCCAGGTCGAACTGCCCACCGATGTCGACGATTGGCAGATCGGCTTGATCGTTGGTCCGTCGGGGAGCGGCAAAAGCACGGTCGCGCGCCGAGCCTTCAGCCAAGAGCTCTATGAATCAAGCGACTGGCCAAACGACCGCGCAGTCGTCGATTGCTTTGGCGAACTATCGCTCAGGCACGTCGTGGAACTCTTCACCGCGGTCGGCTTCGGTTCGCCACCGTCCTGGGTCAAGCCGTACCAAGTGCTGAGCAGGGGAGAACAATTTCGCTGTGATTTGGCGAGGGCATTGGGGAAGGGTCAAGAGTCGAGAGTCGAGAGTCCAAAGCTAGAATGCTCCGACTCTCCGCTCTCGACTTTGGACTCTCGACTGTCCCTCGTCGTGTTTGACGAATTCACCAGTGTTGTGGACCGCACGGTCGCGAAAGTCTGTTCCGCGGCGATCGCGAAGGGCATTCGGAACGGGAATCTACCAAACAGGTTCGTCGCCGTGACATGCCACTACGACGTGGCCGAATGGCTCGAGCCCGACTGGATTCTCGACATGGCGACCGGGCAGCTTACGCGGAGGTGTCTTCGGCGTCCGTCGATCGAGCTGGAAATCCATCGCTGCAGCTTGGCGGCTTGGGAATTGTTTAAGCGTCATCACTATTTGAGCGCGGAGCTGGCCCTGCAAGCGCGATGTTACCTGGTCACGTGGGAGGGTGTGCCAGTGAGTTTCTCTGCGACGCTCCCGATTATCGCCCAATACAAGCATCGCCGATTCACGCGGATCGTCACGCTGCCCGACTTTCAAGGCATCGGCATTGGCATGCGCGCCGTCGCAGCAGTTGCCGAATTGCACCGAGCGGAGGGCCTAAGAATCAACGTCACGAGCAGCCACCCGGCGCTGATCCGCCATTGCCGCCGCTCGTCGTTGTGGAAAGCGGTCAGCGTGAAAAAATCGGGCGGCAATCGAATGGCGAGTGCTACGTTTCCTCAGTATCGCAGTTCGGCTGGCAGGTCCGTGGTCTCGTTTGAATACATGGGAACTTGATTCCTCCGCCGGCGGCCGAGATGCAAGATGACGACGATAAGAAACATACATGAACGAACAGCGACAGGCGAGGAGCGAGTAGTCTCCGCCATCGTAACTCAGTCCTCGATCCTCAATCCTCGCTCCTTGTTGTGGTGGCAGCGGCATGACATTCGAAGCCCATTTCCCGAGTTTAACCGACGAACAAAAGCGGAACGCTTGCGCGATCATGTCGGCGGGCTGCGATCGCGAAACAGCAGCGAAGTTTTTGAGCTGTTCGCTCTTCAACTTCCAGCGCGAGATGTCGCAGGACTCGCAATTTGCCGCGGACATACGGCAGGCCGAGGCGACAAGCGAACTGAATCACTTGCGCAACGTGCAGCGCGCCGCCCGCGACGACAAGCAATGGCGGGCTTCCGTCTGGTGGCTCGAGCGCCGGGCACCAGAACGCTTCGGTCGCCGCAGCTCGGGAGCGATCACAGCACGTCAGTTAGAGCAGGTAATCTCACATCTAGTGTCGCTCGTGATGGAAGAAATTCACGACGTTGCGGACTTGGAACGGGTTGTCTCGCGGATGCATCGTGCGGCCAGCTCGTTGCAGGAGTTGTGTCGCGACGAGGGGCCGCCCACCGCGTTGTCGGCCGATCGGAAGTTGATAACCGGGATGGAACAGGACGAGAAAGACAGCAACTCGATAGAGGAGGACGACCTGTCGTCCTTCCAGGACGATTGAGAATGGCCGCGCCAATCCAGCGACTCGATGATGATCCGACAGGCGACGACGTGCCGTTGCTGGCGTTATCGCATTGCATCAGCGATATAAGCCAGCACTTGGGCCGGTTGGCGGGCCGACGGATCGCGCTCGCGCGACCGCCCGAAGAATATCAACCCACGTTGACGTGGGGCCGAAAATACCTCGCGGCACATTTCGCGAAACCGGCTTCCGCGATGCACCAATGGCTGGAGGAACAGCTTGCCGGCTACCACCTGCAGCGAGGCTCGAAGATCAACTTGATCGGCCCGCGCGGTAGCGCGAAATCGACGATTGTCACGCTTTGCTATGTCTTGCAAGCCGCGGTCGAAGGATGGGAGCCGTACATCTGGATCGTCTCAGACACGCGGCAGCAAGCGCAGACCCATTTGGAAAATGCCAAAGCCGAGCTCGCAGACAACGGGCCGCTGGCTAAGGACTACCCGTATTCGGTCGGGCGCGGACCGCGGTGGCAAGCCACTTCCGTCGAGCTCGCGAACGGCGTCGTGATCGAGTCTTACGGGACGGGCCAACGCATACGCGGCCGGCGGCGTCGCGCGGCTCGGCCAACGCTCATCATCTGCGACGACCTGCAAAACGACAGCCACATTTCATCGGCCCTGCAGCGCGAATCGTCGCGGAGATGGTTTCATGGCACATTGCTCAAGGCGGGCACGCCGAGAACCAACGTCGTCAATCTGGCCACCGCGCTCCATCGTGACGCGCTGGCGCTGGAATTGCACCAGGCCCCAGGCTGGATCTCGGCCCGTTTTCCAGCGATTTCGGCCTGGCCGACCAATCTCGACCTGTGGCATGAGTGGGAAACGATCTACACGGGAAGTCGAGAGTCTAGAGTCGAGGGTCCAGAGCCGGATTCTAATGCTCGATTCTCAGCTCTTGACTCTCGACAGGCGGCCCGCGATTTTTACGAGCGGCATCGGACAGAAATGGACGCCGCGGCCGTGGTTCTGTGGCCCGACGAGGAAGACCTCTACACGTTAATGAAGATGCGCGTCGAAAGCGGACACACGGCCTTCGAGCGCGAAAAGCAGGGCTCGCCGGTCGACCCCGAGCTTTGTGAATGGCCGGAGTCGTATTTTGAGGAGCACATTTGGTTCGACCAGTGGCCGACCGGATTGATGATCAAGACCATAGCGCTCGATCCAAGCAAGGGGAGCGATGCGCGGCGCGGCGACTACTCGGCTTATGTGATGTTGGGAATCGATCCGGCGGGATTCATTCACGTCGAGGCCGACTTGGCCCGCCGGCCCACGCCGCAGATGATCACGGACGGGGCCGCGTGGTGCCAGCGATTTCGTCCGCTCGTGTTCGGCGTCGAAGCGAATCAATATCAGGAATTGCTAGCCGGCGAAATTGCGGCCGAGTTTCGGCGGCAACAGATCACTTACAGTGTGCCGGCCGCGATACATAACCACGTCAACAAACAGATGCGAATTCGCCGGCTCGGCCCGTATTTGTCGCAACGCCGCTTGCGCTTTTTGCGTGGCTCGGCGGCGACCCGGCTGCTAGTGGATCAACTGCGCGATTTCCCGGCCGGCGCCCACGACGACGGACCCGACGCGCTGGAGATGGCGCTCCGCTTGGCCGAGGAGATTTGGCAAGGTCGACACATCAGCGATGGCCTTGGCGACCGGTTAATTCATGCTTGATTCAATAACACGGAGAGTCTCACGCAAAGGCACGAAGGCGCCAAGGTTCGATGGATCGTGCCTTTGCGACTTTGCGACTTGGCGTGAGACCTGCATTTCTCATTCTGGAGAGGTAAGTCATGGCAACACAGATGAATCATATTGGCGCTAACTCGGCCACGCGATTGGAAAATCGGCTTTTGGAGATGTTTGACAATTTATGGGACGACTTTGTTGATCCGCGCGAGGCCTACGCCGACGTCGACGGAGAATGGTGGCTGCCGGTGGGCTCCGCCAATGGGTCAGCCGCCGGCGTGGGTTGCGGGCCGATCAATGAGCAGCAGCTTCGCGCGCTTCGCCAGCAATGCCGACGGCTGGCGGTGGCCAACGAGTTTGCCATCAATGGACATGAGAACCGCATCAGCTACGTCGTCGGTTCGGGTCACAACTATCGCGCCGCGATTGCCAAGGGCGCGGACGGCTCGCTCGAGGTCGCGATGCAGGTGCAGAAGGTGCTCGACCGCTTTCGCTCCGAGAACTGCTGGCATCAGCGGCAGCAAGAGTTCGTCCGCCGCATTGACCGCGACGGCGAAGCGTTTCTGCGGTTTTTCGTCGATCGCCAAGGCACAACGCGCGTGCGTTTCATCGAGCCGGACCAGATCGTGACGCCGCCCGCGCTGTCGACCGATCCGTCGGCAAGCTTCGGCATCCAAACTGATCCGCTCGACGTCGAGACCGTGCTCGGCTACTACGTCGACGGCCAGCTTGTCGACGCCGGCGAGGTTCAGCACCGCCGATCGAACGTCGATCTCAACGTGAAACGTGGACTGCCGCTTTATACGCCGGTCCGAAAGAATCTGCGACGGGCGGAAAAACTTTTGCGAAATATGAGTGTGGTGGCCGAGATTCAGTCGGCGATCGCCCTGATTCGCAAGCACCGAGGCGTAAGCCGCAGCGGCGTTGAACAGTTTGTGGCGGACGGCGCTGTAACCGGGGTCTCGGACCCCGGCTACAATTCGGGCCGGACGCGAAACTTTTCCCAGTACGGCCCCGGCACGATCTTAGATGCGCCAGCCGGACTCGAATACGATTTCCCGGTCACCAGCATCGACGCCGCCAGTTACGTCGCCGTGTTGCAGGCCGAATTGCGGGCGATCGCGGCCCGACTCGTGATGCCGGAGTTTATGTTTACCGCGGACGCCTCGAACGCCAATTTCGCGTCGACCATGGTGGCGGAGGGTCCGGCAATTCGTATGTTTGAGCGATTGCAGGCCGGCATGGTCGAGCAGGACCGCGCCGTTCTCTGGCGCGTGGTCGACAATGCCGTGGCCGCCGGTCAACTTCCGATCAACGTGCGCGAGATTGTCGAAATCCAAATCACGCCGCCGGCGTTAGTGACGCGCGACGCGCTGCGCGACGCCCAGGTGGACAAGCTCGCTTTTGCGAGCGGCATTCTCTCACCGCAGACGTGGGCGCAACATTTGGGGTTGGATTTTGACCAAGAGCAAAAAAACCTTGCGATGCACAATTCTCAGGGTGGCCAAAAATAGTTGTGGACATGCGTATAGTATTCGCTATAGTGACACCAACATGCACGCGACAATGGAAATTACGTCGAAGCCGAACAAGCTGCAGCAGGCCGAAGCGGCATTTGCCCAGCTTGTCGCGGAGGCGTCGCGCCGCGGATTCTACGGAACCGCCGGCCTGACGCTCTCGGTCCAAGACGGGACCATCCAGCATGTCCGCGTGGCGATGGAAAGAATGATTAAGTAGCTATTAGCTCTAAGCTGTTAGCTGTTAGCCAGAATGAGATTGGCTAAAGGCTGACAGCTAACAGCTAATAGCTAATAGCTTTACACGGTATCGTCCAGAGCTCTCGTCCAACTTGTTGGGCCGGGTATCGAGTCGAGCCCATCGAAAGGCACTAGTGCTTTCCGATGGGCTTTTTTGTTGCCAAAGGGGAATAACATGTCGGAATTGCTGCAAGAATTTGTCGATTGTCGCAGCCAATCGCTGCGAATCGACCGGGCCGCGGGCGTAATCCGCGGCGTCAAGTTGCTTGGCCTGAAATCGCGAAATGGACGCCGCTACCAAGAAACGGCGCTCGCCGAGGCGGTGAGTCTGTACGAAGGGGCAAAGGTCAACGTCAATCACCCGAAGGGCCATCCGCTCTCACCGCGCGACTATCAGGATCGCCTCGGCATCATCCGCGATGTCCAGCACCGCCCCGGTGATGGCTTGTTTGGCGATCTACATTTCAATCCCAAACACATACTCTCCGAGCAATTGATGTGGGATGCCGAGCACGCCTCGCAAAACGTCGGCCTGTCTCACAACGTGCTCGCGAAAACTTCTCGGCAAGGGGACGAGACCGTCGTCGAGGCGATCACCACAGTGCAAAGCATCGACCTAGTGGCCGACCCAGCTTCGACGCATGGGCTGTTCGAGCAACACAGCCAAGAGTCAAGAGGTAAGGGTCAAGAGCCAGAATCTAGCTCTCTGCTCTCGACTCTCGACACTCGACTTGCGCCGACCTGGGACGCCCTCACCGTCGAACAGCTTGAGCTCCATCGTCCCGATCTCTTGCAGGAGTTCGGACGGGCGCAAACCACGCAGCTTGCGGAAGCCCGGAGTCAATTGGATGCGCTGGTGGCGCGCGATGCGGCCTCTCGGCGTCGAGAGCGGGTCACCGAGTTGCTCCAGGAACACAACTTGCCGCTGCCCAACCACAGCGGCGATGCGACGCGTGAGCTCGTGAGCCGCCATTTCATGCACACGCTGATGAGCGCGCCCACGGACGAGGCGCTGCGGCGTCTTGTCGAGGAACGTTCGGCACTGGTGCGGTCGGCGCAGCGCTGGGACGCCAAGCGTCGCGGTTTGGTCGGCGGGCCTGTCTCGCGCGATCAGGTGGCTGTCACCGTCGGCGTAAGCGGAGACCGGATTTCCAGCGCGAAAGAATTCGTAGCGGCAATTTGCGGAGCCTGAGCAATTGAGCACGCTACTTCCAATCGATCTTAGTTACACCACGAAACAACTAACCATTTTTCAAACAAGGAGACGTTTACCATGTCAAACACAATGCGTTGGCGATACGGCGACACGGAACCGGTAATTTTGCCGGTTGATGCTTCGACGGTCATCGAGATCGGCGACCTGCTCTACCTAGATACCGATGATGCAAAACCGGCGGCCGTCCAGACACACCAGGCGAATAAGGCAGCGGACCAATTGTTGTTCCACAGCAAATTCGCCGGCGTGGCGATGCAGGCTTCTCGAAACGGCGATTCGTTTCCGATTCGCGTCGCCACGGCCGGAGTGTTTGAATTCGATTGCGTGTCGTCGACGTTTGAGGTCGGCAAATTGATTGGCGTCGACGAGAACGGCGGCAATACCGGGCTCCTGAGCCAGGTCGTTGCGCCGGTCGCCGCGACAAATCTCGCGGTTGGGCGCTGTGCCAAGCGGGTGAACCCGGCCGGCACGCGCGTGCTGGTCGACGTCGTCAGCACGATGCAAAAAGGCGGCCCGCAAGACGCCGCAGCCTAGGAAAAGCCGTTGGCTCTTAGCTATTAGCCAGCAACTGACAACTGACCACCGACAACTAACAATTTCCCAAGGAGCAATCCCGTGACTTTGAAATACAAAGAACTGAAGCGTCGTTACGAACTGGACGGCGCCGACCAAACCGTGAACCACCTTTCCGAGGCGCTCGAGGCCGGCCACCTGAAGCCCGCTGATTTCAGCCTCCGCGATTTGGCCGAGGCGCTCGTGCCCGACGGTCGCGAGTGGGTGCGCATGCTCGATCCGCGCAGCGCGGGCAGCGTGAGCCTGCTGGAAGCGGGCGACGGCGTTGACGTGACGGCCTTCTTGAACATCACCGGTCAAGTGATCTACTCGCAGATCATGGACGCCTATACGCAGCCGGCGTTCGCCGTCTCGAAGCTGGTGCAAACCGTTTCGACTCGGCTGGACGGCGAAAAGATCCCGGGCATCGCGCCCATCGCCGACAGAATCGACGAAGTGCCGCCTGGCATGCCCTATCCGCAGCTGGGTTTCGGCGAGGACTACATCGAGACGCCCTCGACCACCAAGCGAGGTTTCATTGTGCCGGTGACCAAGGAGGCGATCTTCTTCGATCGCACCCACCTGGTTCTCAGCCGAGCCGCCGAGGTTGGCGAAATCCTGGGCCTCAACAAAGAGAAGCGGATCATCGACCTGGTGATCGGGGTCACCAATAACTACAAGTGGAAAGGAACGACCTACAATACCTACCAGTCGAGCGGCGCCTGGGTGAACACGATGAGTGGCAACGAGCTCGTCGACTGGACCAACGTCGATCTGGCCGAACAGTTGCTAACCGATATCTTGGATCCCAACACGGGCGAGCCGGTACTGGTCCGAGCGACGACGCTTCTGGTGACGTCAGCGTACGCGCAGGCCGCGCGGCGCATCGTGAACGCCACGCAGGTCACGTATAACATTGACGGCGCGCCCGTCGTGACCTTTCAGCACAACCCGGCGGTCGACTATCAAATCGTCGACAGTCGACTGCTCTATCGGCGGATTGTGGCCTCGGGCGTCGCCAATTCGGACGCCAAACGGGTTTGGTTCCTGGGCGATTTCCGCAAGGCGTTCGCCTACATGGAGAATTGGCCGATTACCGTGACGCAGGCGCCGGTCGGCAGCGATGCCGAATTCAATAACGACATCGTGCTCCGCTTCAAGGCGAGCGAGCGTGGCGCGGCCGCGGTGCTCAATCCACGCTTCGTGGCCAAGATCACGGTTTGACGATTGTGCCGACGCGCCGCCGCTCGCGATCGCGGGCGGCGGCGGGGTTCGGCGCAGGTTATTGCTCCCTCTCCCAGACCCTCACCCGGCCGGCTGAGGGCCTGGGAGAGGGACATTGCAGGAGGTCGACAGTTGATGATCGGCTCGAGCGAAATGAACGGTGCAGCGATCGCGAGCCAGTCGGCTATTTTGATGGCCCGCATCGTTGATGCGGCTGGTCGGAGCGTCGAGCGCTCGGATATCGCGTCAGTCCGGTACTTGATCTTGGAGATCGACGCTGCCCAACCGGACGTGGCAGTGGTCGTAACTGGCCATGACCGCGTGCGGCTCGACGTCGATGCCGTAATCTACGACGCGCTTGAGTTCGGCGGACTCTGGTCGATTGATGAGCTGGGCTATAACTTTCGGCATGAGATTGTCGTCGTCCCGACCGCAACGTTTCCGAAACCGCACGCACACTACCAAGTGGTCTACGAATTGGTCTCGGCCGCGGGTCAAACCGCCAGCATACGTTTTACTTTAAGGATTAGCTAAGCATGAGCGATATTGAGCAAATTCAGGCGATTCGCAGCCAGTCGTTGACGCAGCTCGACGATTTGCGAGCGAATCCGAAGCCGACCTACTGGCTCGACGGCCAGCGCGTCCATTGGCAGCAATACGCCGAGTCGCTGCAGTCGACTGTCGACTGGTGCGACCAGAAGCTGGCCGCTTATCAGCCTTTTGAGATTCGGTCGCAGGGAGTCACCTAATGAGCGTCGAGCTGAATGTACATGACGACTTCTCGACCATCTTAGATGGCGCGGAGGCGGTCACGGTCAAGCGGCGCGACACGGCCGACACGATCTCCGTGCCCAAGGCCTGGCGATTCTCGTCGGAAGTCGCCGAGGCCACGGCCGGCGTCCAAGATGTCGCGCGAAACGACGTAATTTGGCAATTCATCTGGGATGACGCGGTGGATCGGCCGCGGATCGGTGATTACATCCTGGATGCCGCCAGCAATTCCTGGACGATCTTGTCGGTCAGCGAATTGGGGGCCAAAACGCGGTTACGTTGCATTGCACGAAACCTGTTCTTTGTCCACGCTCTGGTGGACAAAGTGACAATCCAGCAAGCAACAGTAGACAGCAGCGGAAATATCACTGGCTGGACAGACCTCGAGACCAACCTGCCAGCTCGGATCCAACCCGATCGCAATGTCGTGGTGCTCAAGAAGGACGAGCCGCCAACGACGGATGAAATCTATCGCGTCGTCTTGGGTGTGCAGATTCCGC